GTTATTTCCTTATTTTTTGTTTTTTTGAATTGTATCACATCGTTCGTGTGCTTTTGCAATACATGTGGGTTCTTCCGGTGTTAATTCACCGGTTGTAGTTTCAAATGTGCCAATTCGCCAAAGCGAATAATCCTCTGGATTTTTGGCAATTTGTGTTTCTTCATTCGCCATATCGGCGAATTGTCTTAACGCTATTGCGTCATTTTCCAAGCTATAGTCCTGATGGTATGCTTCAAGTGCTGAATCATATATTGTGTATTTACATAATATCATTGTAATTTTCCTCTTTTATATAAGCTCATACGAGCAGTAAAATTTTTCTCATGTTGTATGAGAGCCTCTGCGGTATATTCCCGCATTTCTTCTTCCTTTTTAAGCTGAAGTTGTTGCCATTCAGCCGGGTTATCTATTTTATATTTATTATTATAATATGATGGTATAGCTACTGGTTTGCCTTTAATATGAATATTGTTTTCTTTAATGTTATACATGTCATCTTTATGAAGATCATAAAATTCTGACCCAATTCCGGGTCTTCTAGACATAAAGCTTTTCAGTAATCTATAAATTTTACCGTTTGTAGGTTTTTTTGTTGTTATTTCTCCACTATCTTTATCTATATATTTATAGTGTGCTGCTTGGCCTTGTCCAAATATTTTTTTCTGTACGTATCCACATACGTATGAAATAGATTCAGGGGTAACGTCTCCTACCGAGACGAACCCCCGAGGCTCTTGGGTAAGAGGTTCACACCAAGCCGATAGTAATTGTTGAGATTTGGATATATTGCTATGCATTGGTATTAGATCATTAAATGTATGACCAAATAATATTGCATGAAAATGCGGTCTGCCAAAATTCTCTCCATATTCGCCAACTCCAAAATAGCGAATTGATTTTCCATTGTTACGTTTTTTTAAACTTCTTATAAATTTTTGCCAGTGTGTGTAATCTAGACTATTATTAGGTGGTAAATGTTTATTGTCGTAAGTTAATGTAATGAATGATGATGATCTTCCCTTTGTTTCTAAGATCTGTTGTTCGTTAAGACAACGTACTGTCCACTCTTGTTGTTTTTTGAATCGACACCCTTTGCAATAGCCACAGGGTCTCGTCATAGGTGGGTACATTTCCGGCCAGTCTCCATCTTTTGGACTCCATTGGCCGTTGGGTTTTCTATAACCCTCTACTGGATGATAACAAGGCATGGTAGGATACCTTGTTGGTTAAAGACGTATTCCGCCTCTCATAGGTCGGCTACCTCTTAGAGAGTTTTTTCTGTGTGTTCTCGCTGCTGTGCGTGAAAACATTCTTTTTGATTTTTTATAGTTCATTTTTCTTGGTCTTCTCATTATATCTCCTTACGTTATTGTTTTTTTACTGAGTGCCCCATCGAGGGACGACTCAGTAGAGTTGTATCAAGTAGACAACTCTGCTGCCGCGTCGGAATCTTCCGACTTGCCTGCGGCGAGAGACGTAGTCTTCTCGTCCGCTTCAGCTTGTAAAGCTTGAGCTAAACGCTCGTTTTTAACTGCTAAACCCCATTCTTCCATTTGTGGAAGATTATCGGGATTTTCTGCAAAATTTAGAAAGCTATGCATTTCATTGTTGAAGTGAGCCTTTACATGTTCCGGTAATTCTTCAAACAATGTTTTTGCAGTTGCTAGTTGATTTTGCATTTCTTGAAAATCCACTTCCGATACGTCTCCGTATTGTGGGTTTGCGTTAGTTTGTGGCATAATTCCTGTTTCCATGAATTGTGCTAATATCTTGTTAATATCACACTGATCTGTGTGATGTTGTTCAGTGATACCGTCATTAAACGTTTCACTGTAATCTTCGTTGCCTAAATTATAGGCTGAACGAAATGTGTTTTTAGGTACGCCAGTGGCTTTTCTTTTAGTCGTCATAATGCTCCTCTACCAGCGGATTTACCGCTGACTAATTGTTTAAGTTTTTTATATGAAAGTACTCCGCCAGCTATAGTTGCTGCGGAATTGACTTGTGGAAGCCATAATTGTGTTTCGAACCATGCTCTCCCGCGTTTGGTTCGTAAGAATCTTTTATACATATTGGCATATTCCACATTGCCTTCCATTGCTTTAGCTTGTTCGTTTAATAACGAATCTTGTGAATATTGAACGTTCGTTCTTGCATCTAGATTAGCCATTTCTTGTTTTGCTCTAAATCCGGCTAATGCAGATGATGTTGGGTCTTGTACTTGACCCATTGCGCCTGATGCTGATGCGCCGGCCGGGGATGATGCACCATCTCTACCGGCTAAGATCGGGTTAATACCCGCGGCTTTTAAATCAGCCATGCGCCTTTGTACTTGTGTATTGGACATTCTCTCTTGGAATGCCATTTGTCTTGCCGTAGATGCTTCTTGAAATCTACGGTTTTTTTTCGGCTTCTCTAAGAGAGGCCGCGCTTGATATAGCGCTAGAGCCTAGACCGAATAATCCGCCTAAGGCTTTTCCAGCGCCTTCTGATAAATTACTAAGCCAACCCATTAAAAGTGGGTTCCACCCGGAATGCTATTAACAGGCATTGGTCTTGTACATCTTAGTTTGAATAGCGAATCAAATATAAATTGAGGTTCGCTTGCTACCGCTAATGTACGTTGTACGTTTGTGTCTGTTACCTGTATCCATGAATCACCAAGTAATGGCAGACTTGCGTATTCCTGTGCATAATGCCATGATTCTAATGTTCCTGTTGCGTTTGAACGGAATTTGCCAGTTACAGAACTTGGCTTGTATCTATATTCCGCATAACGCTCTTGATAGCCGAACGTAGTTTCGTCGGCTGCACTTCCTTGTGCGTATATTTCTTTGTTTTTGACTGCTTGTTCGCCAATCGTTGAAAGGGTTGGCCAGTAGTAATCGTATATTGTTTCTCTACTAAACATTCTGTTCAGTCCTTGTTGGTATGTTAAATCTGTTCTTACAGATACCATACCTATTACTATTGTATGTTCAGTGAAACTCTTTGTAAAAGAGTGGCCACTAAGTACCGTTGTACCTATGGCCGATAAGTTACCTTGCGGTGTTGTTGCATCAGTTGACGATGTTTGTGCGACCGGACTGATATTTACCGGTGAGCTTCCGCCACCAAGATATTCTGGTCGTTGTAATCTAGCATCTGGGCTAGTTACGTTAAAATGATTTTTTATTACTTCGATATATCTTGAACCGCCTCGAGCTTGTATTTCAAGAAATTTTTGTGTTGCAAATGCTAATCGAAGTTGATTAATAGTTGCTGATGTAGCTTCAGATAGATCTGCATATAATCTGCGTGCTTCATCTGTGTTTTCATCACCAGGATAAACGTTAGTAGATGCAGAATTTAAAAATCTGTGAGTATTACCAATATTTGGTGTGAATATTGTCACATCCTGGTTAGAACTGTTAGCAGTTGTTACTGGTGCTGATGTTCCTAAAGGTATAGTTACGTCTGCGCCTTTTTGAGGCCATGGTAATGCTGATGTAAAATAATCGTGTTTTTTACCTCTATTTAATAATGCGTACGTTGTTGTGTCGTTTCCACTTGTTGTATCAATTGTTTTTGGTGCTTGGAGGTTTTCATCTCGGAACCAGTCGTTCCAAACGAGCGTATATGCTCGGTGCCATAGAGCACTGAATTCTAATCCTCCTACTTTTGTTGGTATTCCGAAATAATCGGAAAGGGATGCTTCTGCTTCTCCGCTTCCAGAAGCGGTAATTGTTGGTGGTACTGGCGCTGCGACTGAAAAGTCGGGTGTTCCGTCTAATCTATCGGAACCAGCTGCCTTATATGTTTTTGTTTCTCCCATAAATTCTTCGAAATCGTCCCAGACGAGTCGTACTGGTACTGCGAAGAAATGGGTATCCATGAATGCGTTATCCATGGTTGGATGAATTGGTGTTGCTAATCTGCTAAATGCAGTGAGATTACATGAAAATGTATCTCCGGGCAATGCTTCGTCTACATATATTGGTACTAATTGACCGGCATTAAATGTGGTTTTTAGCCCATGACTCCTATCAAATGTTGAACGTTGTATATCGGCATGTGGTACTTCGCTAAACTGATGTTGTTTAGCAGAACCGATTCTTGTATTGTATTTGTGAGGGTTTTTCATGGGCAT